TAGTTACCCTAGAAGATTTGAGTTGATACTCAAGGGATTGGCATTTGAGCGCATGAATGACCAGCTAAATGCCGCTTTTGGGGAAATGGACAGCGTGGAATGAAGGTTACTTTTGAGAAAAATAAGAGTATTGTGCGAACTTGGGGACAAAGGTGGTTTTACGCAGTCCTTCTGAGGTGACTAGATTTGCCTCGGACTTATGGATTCTAGCCACCTTTGTCTCCATTCTTTTTTTACGAATCTACTTCTAATACCGAAATCAGCCGCTCTAAGTACCAGCGGCTTTTTTTTGCGTCTTCTAAAGTCTTGCCTTTGTAATCCATTCGCCAAAGGTACTTGATGCAATTGGCTTTGCAGTATCCTTTAAAAGCTTCAGTACTCATTGATGCTTGAATAGCTTCAATAGCCTCTATGCCACCAGAATTGTAATGACTCGGAGAATTCACTAAGTCTTCTGACTCTTTTGGCTCTTTGTCGCGTTTTTGCCAATGCTCTAAGCCACTTCTCTGGGCTTCGATTGCAGGGGAATCTCGCTGGAGTTTATTCCAATCGGCTGGGGTCGCATCGTTTAATCTAATAGACTTTTTCATTTCTAATTGTTTCCTCTTGGCTTTTGGCGCACGGCCTTGCCCTGTTCAAATTTAATAACGCGAATGTAATCTGCACCATCTTCTAAATGCGCGTAGTAGTTCTCAGCAGTTTTAGTTTGGTTCGACCAATGGTCTCGCGGTGAATTGAGTTGCAGTAATTCTCTAAATGTTAAAATCATCGCGATGGCTCCCAAAGTTTGACTTGCTCGGCCTTGGCATCCCAATCGTCAACTCGCAATATCCTAGCCATTCGGGCCTGAGTTATTGCCTCATCTCGCGACATACCAGCCTTAGCAAATTGATTTTCTACCAGTGACCAATCGGGGCGATTGCCTAACACCTTGGCCGCAGTGACTGCACCCACCTTTGGGCAACCGCTATAACCATCGGTAACATCTCCAGACAACGTCTGCGAATAAAAATTACGATCTGCTTCTAATAGCTTTATATCTAATAGATCACCGTCATTTGGCCTAAACAATTTGCCAGGGATTGTCTTCATATCTTTATCATCCGACACAATCACAGTATCGATGTCTGGGGCGCTACCTAATATGCCCATCACATCATCGGCCTCTAATGTGGCTTGTCGGTGGCTGGGCCAATTGTCTTCGACCCAAGCAACCATAGCTTTGTAGCCGACTGGCTTGCGCGTCTTCTTCCGATTACTTTTGTAGCTGGGAGATACTGTCTTACGGAAATTCACTGAGTCTGATATGCACATCAAGATTTCATCTGAGCCTAGGCGTTCTTGGAAGCCTTTAATTTGCTCAGTGAATATAGATTTGGCCACCTTTAGGTCGGTAGCAAGTGACCAAATATCATCGCCCCAATCGGTTTCCTCTTCGGCAATTACGCTCGCCCGAAACAGAAACAGATCGGCATCAATTAGCAGGGTTGGTTGGGATTTGTCCTGCAATGTGTGTAAGTATTTCATCTAATTCACCTAAAAAATCGGCACCGAGTGCCGTTATTGTCCAATTGCTGCCAAAGGTATCGTGGTCAATCTGATTCGATATATAGCCCAAGCTTGCGCTGGTGGCCACATAGACAGCGGCCTTTCTCGCGAAGTTTGATTTCAGTTTGAAGGGAGTTCTATTCGCACGATCTAATACAAGAAAAAAACAAATGAGATGCTCAACATCATCGTCAGACATATCACGAAACTCAAAGTCAGTGAGTGTCTGTCCATGTCTTTCCGATTTGGAAGTCTGCTTCGATGGGGAGTGAAAATCCGTATTCTTCTCCCGATTCTTCAGCCATTCGCTTACATATATTACCGACATGCTCTGCCACCTCTTTAGTTTTGCAGGCGATCTGCACCTCATCATGTATCCATCCCATGATGTATGCCTCTAAACCCTGCTTAATTAATTCTTGGTCAATCAGCTTCACCCACTGCTTACAAAGAACTGCCCCGCTGGACTGCAAAATTTGTGATAAAACACGGTGTTCTGAGCGCACAAACAGCTTTCTACCGTCAGTTCCACGAAGCCAGCCTTTTTGAGCGAAAGCTTTCCTAAGCTCGTCATTAAGCCTTTTGAATGCAGGCAAATTCCTATTGAAGTCGGCTTTAAGTTGCTTACCGTCCTTAGCAGTACCACCAACGATTTTGCCAATCATTCCATCTCCACCACCGTACATAAGGGCATAGATAAACGTCTTAGCTTGATCTCTAGTAGCCAACCCAGCAGCTTTTTGATTAAAGGTGTGAATATCTGACTCAAGAATCTGTTTGGAATACTGACCATCGTCATCTAACGCATTGGCGAGGCATCTAAGTTCTAGCCCAGACAAATCGCTACCCAATAGTGACCAGCCTTTAGGCACCGTAAACAGATCACGACACTCTTTGCCGTATGGTGTGCGTATGCTCGGAATCTGCTGCAAATTAGGTGAGCGGCATGATGCGCGGCCCGATATTGTTCCACCTGAGATCAAGTTGTGACGTATCTTTCCGTCAGTGTCCACCAGCTTCATCCACGCTGCGTTGCCTTCGCTCAACATGGCAATACGCTTTTGTACTATGAAGAATTCTGCAAGCTTCTTAGCCTCTGGGTACTCCAGAGCGATTAGTACATCTTCATCGATCTTTGGTTGGCCACTAGGCGTAAACAGTTTTGGTTTCCACTTGTACTTAGCGGTCAGGCAACGCGCAATGTGCGCCCTAGAGTTTGGATTAAAGTGAACTACTTTGATCTTCATCATCTCTTCGCCCTTAACATAGCCGCGAGTCGCATTGTTGATCTTCGGGGTGAAAGGCGTGTGGATTTCCCACGGCTCAAACAGAGTAGCCAAAGAAGTCTCTAGGTCTAAACGCTTCTGAGACAATATGGCATATAGATCGCCAGCTTTCTCAATATCAAAGGTCCAGCCGTTGTTCCCGATACGGAAGCAGACCTCGGCCAAATCATGCTCTAACTTGATACTTCTTTCAGAAAAGTCAGTATCTCTATTGAGTAGCTTCAGTAGATCGTAAGTGACGTTTACGTCTTGCTCCATATACAGAAGCATATCTTCATTGAATGCACTCCAGCCGCCATCGTAATCGCCCTTGTTGTTACCTAGGCGCATCCCCCACGCAGCTAAACTGTGGCTGCCATAGAAACGCTTCAAGAAACCTTCTGGCTGCTTTGCTCTAACAGAGTCCTCGGTCATCAGGTCAGCTTTGATTAGCCGAGATAGCACTAACGTATCTGTCACCTTTCCTTTCGGTTTCCAATCAGGGTAAATCTTCTGTATTGCAGGTATGTCAAAACCAATAACATTGTGTCCGATGATCTCATCAGCATTCGCCAGGATATCGATAGCTTCTTCAATCTGGTGCGGCCTAAAGGTTTTCATCGAGTTAACCCGTCTATCACATTGGGCAATGTCTTTAATAGCAATACAGTGGATGGTTGTTAATTCGGGAAGCAGCCCATTGGTCTCTATGTCGAAAACTAGGCGGCTCACAATGCCAACTCGCTTTGCTGTGGGCGCTTAGATAGAAGCTGTCGAGTGCGGAAGAAAGTAGCTTTCTTAGGGTAATGGGCTTGGAACAATCGCGCATAATATGGCCGATGGTTATTGTTCAGTTTAAAGCCTAGGTCATCACGGGTTTCGATGTCTTGGTGCCACCTGATTCGCTCAAAGATTGCATAGGCAGAATAGTTGCCCCGCCCAGTAGCGATGGCTGCATTTGTATATCTTTTAAACAATGACCAGACATCTGGGTTTTCTTTATGGAACTTGAGAAAGTCTTTTTCAAGACGAGTTTGCTCTTGAGACATAGGGTCTCTCCTTAAATGTTTTTATTTAGAATCTATCGGGGGATGCCTCTAACAGCCGTCCAGTTGCACGGGTGTATTCAAGAGTATCTGCTTGTCCTACTTCGCCAGTGAATCGGTTTTTCAGTAAGACTATTTCGCGGGTATCATCGGTAGGATCGTCTTCGTTCTTTTGTAGTCCTACGCAAAAATCAGCTAATTGAGCGAGGGCATGTGAGCCTCTAAGCTGGCTTAATTGGACTTTAGCTCCGTCTTCATGGCCTTTGTTGCCGTCTGGTCTTTTGAGATGGCTAACAAGGAAAAGGCAGATGTCTAGCTCCTGCACCAGCTTGGCAAGCGTGGTCATTATCGAGTCAATTAGCTTACGCTCATCAACGCCTTTATCGGTGACCATGCCACTGACAATGAGCGATATGTGATCTAAAAATATGGTTTTACAGCCCATACCTTTGACCATGTACTGGATTCGGTTAATGATTGTGTCAACTGCCGTGCAGCCACAGTGGTCAAATAAATAGATCGGGTTACCACCTAATAGCGAGTCATAAGCCTCAACGATCTCAGGCTCACCAATACCGTCCGTAATAATAATGTTCTTCTTCATGTGAAGCCCTACAAGTCCCTGTAGCGTCCTCTTATTAGTCTCTTCCAGCATCAACAGGCCGACACTTTGCCCGCTCGTATGTAAGTGATAAGCGATCTCTCTAATGAAAGTAGACTTGCCTACACCGCTTCCCGCACAAATCGTGACCAGCCCAGTGCGTATGCCCAAGGTCATCTCATTAAGCTTTGAGTAAGGGTAGCTAACAGTGCTTGCAGCATCTGACTTGCCGATTATGTCTCGAAAGTCATCACTGCTCACAATCCCGTCTGGCCGCCAATCTTTGGCTCTCCAAATGGCATCGATAATTGCCTTCCCTTCTCCTTTCTGAAGGCATTCGTTGGCATCCTTGTACGGAAGTATCGCGAGCTTTACTTTGCCTACAGGGAGCGACTCAGCGCACTCTAGGGCCGCTCTCTGGCCAGCATCATCTTGGTCAAACATCAATATGATCTCCTCAAACTGCATAAGGAAATCCCACTGGGCTATCAATGCTTTTTTGCCACTGGATGCACCTTGGCCAAGGCTGACCACGGGCCATTTGTTGCCTTGTACTTGGCTCACTGAAAGGCAATCAAGCTCCCCTTCGGTAATCACCAGCTTTTTGCCAGAGTTCCAAAGGTGCTGACCAAACAGTGTCATGTTTTTGGATTCACCTAGGATCGAAAAGTTTTTGCTGGCATCTCTAACCTTCTGAGCAATCACTAATCCTTCGGTATTACGGTAGTTTGCTATTTGGTGAGGTCTACCCTTGTAGTTGTCGGTCACTTGGTAATCAAATTTACGACAGGTCTCTTCGGATATGCCTCTGACTTCCAAAGTAGTGTAGTAGCCTGCAATCAAATCTGTTGGGCGCTTATGGTGCTGTTGGCTAATTTCTGTACTGCCACCATCACCAGCTTCAAATGCTTGGCAGCCAAAGCAGAAAGTATGCCCATCGGTGTACACTGCTGCGTTATCAACACTCCCGCATTTCTCGCACGAAATGTGCTGTATCTTTTGCGAATCGTCTTCTTGATTTTGCATCTTGTTATGCCTTGTTTTTAACTTAAATATAAAAAAGGGGGCAACCTCTCGGCCACCCCCTCGCTCTCCTTCGACTGACTATTCTGCCAGCCACTCATCAGGGATCGTCTTATGCGCCCATCTGAAGTTTTGCTTGTCGCAGTAGCTTCCGTAGGTTGTTTTCGATCCCTTGTAGAGTTTGTTGTTGGCATTAGAAAATACAAACCTAATGTCAATGCCTGGATGTTGCTCACGGATAAACTGGTGCTTCTTGCGGTCCTCTAAATCCCAGATGCCTTTTGTTTCGACATAAAAAAAGCCACCTTCTTTGGGTAGCTTAAAATCTGGGGTATAGCGTGACATTCGCATCGGCACTTCATAGGCAATCTTATCTGTCTCGTACAGTAACTCTAATCCTGCCTCAGTTATCTGCTTTGAGATTTTGTCTTCTAAGCCTGACCTAAATCCGTGTTTACGACCAACAGCGTTCTTAGAATCGACCTGCGGATTCCGATACCACTTCTTCTTCTGCTGCATCTTCGACCGCATCTTCAAATTCCTCTTTCAGTATTTCCTTTGCGATAAAGCCCCCGTCCACAGAGTCAAACCCAGCGTCTTCATCGCTGTTTCCACCGACTGGGGTAATCACTTGGACTTTGGCTAATTGAAGGCTGATGCCTTTGGAGCCGCTTACTGAGTAGGCCGAAATAGAGCCACCAAGCTTTAGGATAGAGCCACCCCATAGCGTAGGAATCTGCTCGCCGACCATGATTTGACCATCAGAGTCAAAGATCAAAGGTGCATACTTGGACTTGCACTTCATTACCATTTGTCCAGTTTCTTCGTCCTTTGCAAAAGGTATCTTGAACTTAGTGTTCTCACCGAACTCTTCGCGGCCTAACTTCTCACAGGAATCGATTAGCTCGTCACAGTTCTCCATCGCTAACGATGTCTTGTAGACACCATCTGGATTGAACTGTGTATCAGGCTTATTTAGGTGTGGGTAAACTGCGGTGCCAACTGGAGTAATAAATTTTATTCTACGAGCCATGTGGACTCTCCTTAATTTTAGAATGATTGATAGGTTTGGTTTTTTCACTTTTCTTACGGGTAGTGATGAGTGTTTCAAGACAAATACCTAGTCTTTGAGCTTCATCAATCATCGGCAGAGGAAGTCGGTCACCTCTGCTAGAGATAATTTGGACGAACGAAAGTAAACGCGCTCTTGGGTGCATTCTTGGTTTTCCTTACTGGGGTTTTCGGTAGATTTTAACTGGTAGTATCATTTAGGTGGACACAAAGAAAAACCCACTAAAAAGTGGGCTTGGAGGGAGGGTCTAATTGAGGTTAGGTTTAGCTGTCAGGCAAAGCAGAAGTCTGATTCTGCGATTACAAGAAGATCAAGATGGCCCTTGTTGGGCAGCGCCAAGTCATCCAATGGGCTTGTGTCCGAAAGCTGCGCCAAAGTAGCGTCATAGATCATCGAATAAAGGCAGAACCCTGAGTACTGTTCTTTGAAGGTCTCACGAACAATAGAGAACAAGTCCCAACTGCTTTCGCAAGGTACAGCAAAAGAGTCGTGGATCAGCATGAAGTCGTTAATTCCATTATCCTTTAGCGCGAGGACTGTACTCAGTAGGTGCGAAGAGTCCATCGAGTGAATGATGTTTGGTGAAATACCACTCTTGGATTGTCTAACACAGATTTTGTCACCGTCAGGACTCTTAAGACCAATCTGCGCTCTCTTCTTGACCTTGGCCGTCCGGTCATATAGATACACCTTTATTTTCTCTGATTTCCATCTGGTTTTCTTCTGTGTGACAGGAAAGCCAATCGGGGTACGCCAATGTATCGGTTTATTCTCTTTCGCTAATGCACTCGCACACTCTTGGAAAAACTCCATGCCCTGCTTTGCCGCACTGAGTACTTTCTGGACGCTAGTAAACGAGATGTTAGCTAAGAATTTAGAAGCTGCATTCTGCTGTTTTGCGTCCCCGAAATGATGCTCAATAGGCACATCAGAATGTAGTATCTCGTCTGTCAGCGCGTCCATGATCTGCTTTTTAATTTGCTCTGCCATCCCATAGGGGCGGCTAGAGTAGCAGTACGTCATGCAATTGGTTTTTAGCTCCTTTCTTGTGACACCGTAAGACAGCCAGAGATCAGCCAATTTCTTATCTTCATGGCCTTCGGGCTTACCTTTCGATATCGCCTCAATTACCTCGACAACCTCATCTGCCAAAGTCTGATAGACATCTTGAGGCTCTGCGCTTGGCACAAGATTTACTAAGGCTCCGGTCTCTTCGCTGAGAGAAGCTGCGCTGTAATGTTGTATTGCAGAGCATGAGCCGTCTAGCGATGGGCCGATACTACTCAAATACCCATTACCGTGGATTTTGTACTTTGCCCATTCCACACAGGCAGCATAAAACTGGAACGGCTTGTCGGCCTGTGACCAGAAGTCAAAGCTTTTTTCGTGGCTTACAAAGACAGAAAGAATATCGTCTTCGTTTTCTTTAAACCATCGCACTCTTTCTTCCAAAGACTTCTTAGATGTCCTGTCGAAGTCACCTAAATTTGCTATGTGAATCATTAGCCACTCATCAGAATCTTCTGTAAGAGGCTTCTTGTTTGCAAAGCTAAACAGCGCCTTGATGTGGTCATCACGGTGGTAATTAAAGTGGCTAACAGGGTAAACGCGGCATCTCGTATCCAAATTCCAGCCTAAGTAAAACCTTTCGTGTTCAGCCAGTTCTGCTGCCGATGCTAAATCCCTATCCATGACAATGATGGAGCTAACCGTAGCATCGTTTGTATCTCTGATCTTCTTACAGTTGCTTACATGCCTCATCTGCTCTTTTCGGTCTAGGTTTCCCCAGTTTTCCAATCTCGCTGGTACATCCAGGAGCCGACTTTTGGGGAACTTCTTTATAGCCTTACCTTCCTGCCAAGCCCATCTAACTGCTTTCAAAACGTCAGTGTTAATCGCGAGGGGTACTTCTTGTATGGCATTGAGTGCTTCAACGTAATCGGGGAGCTTTCCTTCAGATTTGCACCGCGCAAAGTCTCTTTCAACAAACTTCCGCTGCGCGTAAGTAGCGTCCTTTATTAAAGGCACAAGGCCACTCAGCCTCTCATCAAGATAGACACCAGTGTCGAAAGAGTCCCACGGTTTAACGGGTATGATGCTTGCACCAAGCATGGGCTGCTGCCATGAAGCATCAGCGTCACTTGTGTTGATCGCTTTGCGAACTTCGGGAAGTATACGTATGTACTTCATTGTCTTCTTTTTTGTATATTCTTCATGGATATAAAAGATATCTGAGAACTCAAGTACAGCATTTAAAACAGGCATTGCAGCGGTCACTCTTCGCTTTAAGCACCACTTTTTACGGGAGTAGCCTTTAAGTGCCGCAAGTACCTTTACTGCTTCCAGCCTTCTGTACTCTGTCGGCTGGTTTTTAATAGCTTTTTTCTCTATTTCTTTAGCCTCTTTAAGGCCAAACCGATTAAGCCCAACTGCAAAATGCTCTGTTTCAATCCTGTTACCGATGGAGGTTGCTGATGTTGTCATCGTGCCGCCTTGGCCCACGGTGTCCATCATGCAATTTAAACCGATGTAGGCAAGTGCCATAGTGTCGATATCTTCAATTAAAGTAACCCACAGAAACTTTCTGCCCTGCGCTTTGTCTTTCTCAGCTTTAATGGCTACGTCA